CAGAACGGTCGCAAGACGGTGACCAAGGTTGCCGCTACCGAGTGGGTTATTGCTTGATGCCTAAGGTTGGTGGCAAGTCGTATCCTTACACGAAGGCTGGGATGAAGGCGGCTAAGGCTGCTTCTAAGCGTTCGGGTAAGAAGATGATGAAAAAAAAGAAATAATGGTTCAACGTAAAAAGCCGTTTTGGAAAACTTCAACTCCGAAAAATGGGGGCAAGTTGTCTGCCCGTCAGAAGTCGGCGGCTAAGGCTCGGGCTTCTAAGGCTGGCCGACGTTATCCGAATCTGGTGGACAATGCTTGGGCAAAAAGGCAGGCACGCTGATGGCTAAGAGCGCTCCAAAAAGAGATCCGAAGTTGGCTCGGGCTGGCGTATCTGGATACAACAAGCCTAAGCGTACACCAAATCATCCTAAGAAGTCCCATGTTGTTGTGGCTAAGCAAGGCAATCAAACAAAGTTGATTCGTTTTGGGCAGCAGGGAGTAAAAGGTAGCCCTAAGGGTACTGCAAGAAATAAGGGTTGGTTTGCCCGTCATGCAGATAATATCAAGAAGGGTAGAATGTCGGCTGCTTATTGGGCCGCTAAGGTCAAGTGGTAGTTGAACGGTGCGGGGTAGTGAAACGGTATCATGCTAGGCTCCTGCCCTGGTGTTGCGGGTTCGATTCCCGCCCCCGCCACTAGAATAACCTGCCAACAGGGGTAGGATTCTTGAAAGGAAAAGTTATGAGTGACGATCTGATCGAAGCCTTTGATGCCGTGGTGGCTGATGGGGGTAATGAGCAGGTTGAAGGTTTGAGTCGGAACGCAAATGTTTATTTGGGTGACGACGATGGTGGCGGGGAAACCGATTCGGAAACCGATGTTTCCGAGTTGGTTGGCGAAGAAGATGTTGATAGCGAAACCGAAGAAGCAGACATTGTTGACATTGCGGATGACGATTCGGATGTTGAGGATGTAACTGACGAGTTCGATTTCGACTCTATCAAAGATAAAACTGTTTCGGTTGTTGTTGGCGGAGAAACGTTTGATGTCCCGCTGGCTGAACTGAGAAACGGTTATATGCGTCAGGCGGATTACACTCGCAAGACCCAGCAGATTTCGCAGGTTGCTGAGTTGGCTCGTTGGGCGCAAGACATGCAGAACGCTTTGCGTGACAATCCTAAGGGTACTGTCAAGTATTTGCAGGAGGCGTTGGGCATTGGTTCTGAGTCGGAAGATCCTTGGCAGGATGTTGATCCCGATATGCAACCTGTGTTGTCAGAGTTGCAACGCACTCAGGCTGAGTTGGCTGATCTAAGGTCACGGTCTGAGCAGGCGGAGCAGGCTCGGATTCAGGCTGAGGTTCGGGTTGAACTGGATCAGATGAAATCTAAGTATTCTGATTTTGATCCGCAAGTTGTGTTGCCTATTGCCATTGAAACTGGTTTGAATATGGAGAAGGCGTACAAGTTGTGGAAGGCTGACAGGTTGGAACAAGATTCGGCTGCTAGTGCTAAGGCACGTGAGAAGGCTGAGGCTGCTGCCGCTAAGCGGGAGAAGGCTCGTAAGGCTTCGCAGAAGGTGGCTAAGGGTGGTTCTAATGTGGCGGCTTCGTCGGATGATTCTTGGAAAAAGTTTGATTCGTTTGAGGATATCTTTGCATATGAGTTTGAAAAGTCTCGTTGAACAAGAGGTGAGTTATGGCTAATCCCAATTTTGATAACATTGTAGCAACTACTCTGAAGCGGTATTTTACCGAATCAGGTAAGGCTGTCGATAACATTTTCAAGCGGTCCGCTGCGCTGGACTGGCTGAAGAACACGGCGAAGATCGACGCTCAGGGCGGATCTTCGGCGGTTATGCCGATCGTGTACAACACGAACAGTTCGTTCCAGTACTACAGCGGGTACGATGCGTTGACCCCTGTGCACGGTGAGGAACTGGTCACGGCAGCAGAGTATGATTGGAAGCAGGCTGCAATCTTCATCCCGATGTCGGGCATGGAGGAAGCGAAGAACAGCGGTGATCGTGCTGTTGTCAAGTTGCTTCAGACCAAAGTTGAGAACGCTGAGATGACTGCTGCCGAGCAGTTTGAAACTGCGTTCCTTCAGTATGATGGCACCGAGTCCAGCGGCAAGGCGTGGGGCGGTCTGCCCAGCCTGGTCGAAGGAACGGGCACCGTCGGTGGTATTGATTCGTCCACCAACACCTACTGGAATTCGTACATTCCTACCACGGCCACCTACACGCTTGCGCTTCACAGCAGGGCGTACAACACGGTGTCGTATGGTGCGGATGCTTGCGACTTCCAGATTACCACCCAGACTCTGTGGGAAACCTATGAGGGCAAGTTGCAGCCGAATCAGCGGTTCACCGACGCCAAGACTGCGGAGGCAGGGTTCCAAAACCTGTTGCACCGTGGGTCGAAGGTTGTCTGGTCGGACCTTATGCCTGCGACGAAGTGGTACTTCCTGAACAGCCGTCACGTCAAGATGGCGGTGCTGTCGGGCAACTGGATGAAGTTCCGTGGGTTCGTTGAGCCTTACGATCGTGACGCCAAGTATGGTCTTATCACCTGCTACGGCACGTTCGTGACCGACGGTCGTCGTTACCTTGGTCGGGCGATCTGGACTCCGTGATTTAGTCCGTTACATTTTGCGGTGATTGGGGAGAGGATTTATTTCCTCTCCCCTTTCGCCGTTTCAGGGAGCATTATGTTTATTGATTACCGTGAAGGTTTGCGTCGTGCGGTAGCGACGTTTGTTGCGGGGGCTACGGCTTCTCCGTTGACTGCTGCCGTGTTTGACATTTCGTTTTTCAAGGCTGCTGGTATCAGCGGTTTGATTGCTGTGTGGAATTTGTTGGGCCGTTGGGCTAAGACTGCTTCGGATTTGAGGCGTAATGACTACTGATCTTACTGTAACGTGGAAGAATGCTGTGCCGTTTGATGCGGTGTGGGGCCAGCAGGTTTCCGAGGCTGGTCGTGGTGTGGTATTTGATGCTGCTGCTATGGCTGCGGGTTTTGATATTCAACCGTTTCACGATTCGTCTACCGAGTCGGCCATGAAGGGTGCTGTGCCTTTTGCGACTGACGAAGATTTTTCTTGGACGGACGAGTATCATGCTGCGGTTGAACAGGTTCAACCGAAGCGTGGCCGTCCTCGTAAGGAGGTTTGATTATGGCGATGACGTACGGAGACATGCGATCGTTTATGCGTGTTCATGCGGATGCGGATAGTGTGGATGCTCCTGATGCTACGTTGGAAGTGTATGCGAGGATTGCTTACAATGATATTTTGTCTCGTGCGTCGTGGCCTCATCTTACTGTGTCGTACACTTTTACGACTGTCGCAGGCCAGTCATCTTATCCGTTTACAGATTTTAGTGCGACAGATTTGGAAGAAGTTACTGCGGTTATTGACACTACCAATCTTGGTCGTCGTCTTATCTATATCACTAAGGCTGATGCAGATTTGGCTTTCGGTCAGCCGATTGATTCGCAGTCTGAGGTGGCGAATGCGTACAATGTTTCTAACGGAAATCTGATTTTGTATCCGATTCCGTCTACGACGGGGAAACAGTATACGGTTCGTGGCCGTCGTGAGCCTGTTGCTTGGCCTGATGGGGACAACTCGGTTCCTGATTTGCCCGATGTTATGCACGAGGCGATTGCTTGGTACATGTTGTCGTCGTTTTTTATGGCGCAGGAAGATCCACAGTTGGCTGGGGTGTATCTAAACGAGTATGAGATGATGGTTCGGAAACATACTCGTAATGAAACTACTAAAGAGTATAAGTCTAGGCCGCTGATTATGGGTGGTCAGAACTATCCGCAGCCTGATTTTACTCGGTGGGTGCGTGGACAGTTGGAGGGCTGATGCGTCGCAATCTGAAAGTTCAGTTCTTCAACGATTTTACTGGCGGGTTGAATAACAATCAGCAACGTCAGAACTTGGAACCTAATGAAACTCCTGATTGTATGGATGTTGTGTTCAATAACCGTGGCGGGTTTCGTACCCGCCGTGGTTTCAGCACTCTAGTTTCTGCTTCTGGCGCTCTTGATGGCGGATATATCGGTGGCAGTTTTTCTGCTGGCACCGAAGTGCTGTGGGGTATAACGCATGGCGGGGGTTTGTGGACTTATGACGGTACCACTTTTACTAACGTTACTACTGCTAACAGTGTGGATTCTAATGTAATTGTCAAGTCTGCCGTGTGGGATGACAAACTTTATTTTGCTAACTGGCTGTCATCTTCTACTTTATTGATGCGATATTGGGACGGCTCTAGTCTTACTACGTTGACGAACACGGCTAACAACGATTACACGGCTCCTACTGGGGGTAATGCGCCGTTGGCCCGTCAGATTGCGAACCATTCGGGCCACATGTTTTGGGCTGATACGACCGAATCGGGCACCCGATATCGGTCTAGGCTGAGGTTTTCGCATCCGTTGCAGCCTGAGGACTTTGCGGACAACGACTATTTTGATATTGAGCCTGCCGATCAGACTGATGAGATTACGGCTTTGGTCCCGTTTCAGAACATGATGTTGGTGTTCAAACGTAAGGGTGTGTACGGGCTGTACGGTTACGACCGTGAGACGTTTATTGTGCAACGTTTGTCTACGCAGGCTGGTGTTTCTTGCCGTGAGTCTGTCGATACCAATTCTGGTATCGCCTATTGGTGGTCGTTGGATGGCAACGTTTATGCTTTCAACGGGTCTGGGATTGTTCCCGTTGGCGACCGCATC